ATCAATTGTTTTAAATTCATATAAACTTAATATATTTTGTATTTCATTATAAAATGAAATTATTTTTGAATTATTAATTGAATTAAAAAAATTATCAAAATTTTTTTTTGATGATTCTATAATATTAGTTATAAATAAATCTTTACCAGCTTCATAATAATATCCAATTCCTAAATAAATATAAAATCCACAATATTTTTTTATTATATTATACACAAATGGTAAATATTCTTTTTTTTTTATTATTTTTATTATTTCTTCGGGTAAAATTGTTTTAATAAAGTCATTTATTAATTTTTTTATCTCTTCTGTATAAACAACAAAATTTGGATCTTTTGTAAATTTTTTAAAATTTGAATTAATAAAAATATAAAATTTATTTAATGTTGTATCAATAAAAATATCCATATTATAATTAATTTAGAAAATTAAATATATAAAATAATTTTCTAAATTATAATATATAATGACTGATTTATTTTTAAAAAATAAAAACTTTAAAAGCAATAATATTACTACTACAGAATCTTTAAATATATCGAGTATTTTGAATAAAAATTCAAAAAATAATTTAAAAAAAAATATTTCTGAAACATCTGCATTTTCTAATAATCTATTGAAAGGTGGTAATGATGATTTTTCTGCAACATCAGCTACTAATTATTCTAAAATTAATTCAAAAGATATTAATAATTTATTATCAATGTTAACATCAGAAGATAATAATAATACCAATACTGAAACATTAGAACAAAATCTAGTAAATTTATTAAATAAAGATCAAAAAGGCGGTAACTCGGGTACCGATAAAGCATTAGGTACATTGGGTGCTCTTGCAATTGGTTCTGCTTTTGTTGCGAATTATGATAAACACAAACATTTTTTTAGTACTGAACCAAATACTAAACCTGAATCAAATACTAAACCTGAATCAAATACTGAAACTGAATCAGAATTAAATATAACAAAAATTCTTTCAAAACCGAGTGTTGACGTTGAAAAAAAATCAGTTAATAAATTACCAACTGTTGTAGAAACTGAAATGTCAGAACAATCACCTATATTTACATCAACTTCAACTGATTTAGAAGATAAAAAAGATGTAAAAGATACAAGAGCTGAGCAAATTCAAAATAGTATGTTATCTTCAAATGAGGAACCAGTCCGTGAACTTCAATCAAATCCAAATACATCAGACCAAAAACTACCTGAAATAAATGAATCAACCAATGAACAAAAACAAACTGAACAAAACCAAGTAACTGAAAAACCTCAATTGGGTGGATATAAATTTTTATCTAATTTGAGTGGTGGTGAATTGAGTAAAGGTATGTTAGTTTTTGGTGATATTTCCAAAATGGTTTCTGAAAAATTAAAAATTCCAAATGGAAAAATTTGTAAAAAAATTGCTGGACAACTACAAAGAGATGTTAAAGAAAAAAATTCATCTATTTCAGTAGATAAATTATTATCTGCTGCAAAAGATCATTTAGAAAAAAATATAAATAAATATGAAAAAATGAGTAAAGTAAAGTAAATTAAATTTGATAATATTCTTTATCGTTATCAATATTTCCCATTATATAGTCAGTATGATTATTGTAATTTATTAAATTACCACAATTATAATTAGATGTATGTTTCATTGGGCATAAATCTGTTAATATTTCAGTATTTCCTAAAGTATTTTCGTATTCATTATCTACTAAATAATTATTAGGAATAGTATTATCTTGTAATAATTTTTTAGATGATTTTCTTTCGTGTATTATTTTATCATTTAACGTGATATGGTTATCATCAATATTCATTATAATATTATCTCTTCCTAATCGTGTATCATTACAATTATTTGTATTTACATCTAAATTATATTTATTTGGTAAAGAAGCAGCAATTGGTGTAGATGTATTTGAATTCGATGTATAATTTAAATTATATGCATTTGTAGTAGAATTATCAAGATTTAAATTTTTATTATATGTTAATTTATTGTTAACTGTTTGATTATTTTTTGATTGATTAATTATTACATCATTATTTGTTAAGTCGTAAGTGGGTGGTTTGTTAGATGAATTTATTATTTCTTGAGTTTTATGTATTACATTATCTGTTATTTTTTGAGCTGATAAAGTTTGGTAGCATATTAATAAAGCAATAATTGCAATTATTCCAATAATAATATCTTTTGATGTAATATATGCTATTAATATAAATATAATTAATATAAATATTGGATTTTCTAAATATTTTGTTAATGATTTAGGAAGTTTGGGTGCAATTAAACTGATAAATAAAATTAATATTATAGCAGAAATTACACTAATAATATGATTTGAATTATAATTATTAGACATATATATATATATATACATATTTTTTTTATTTTTTAAAAAATTGATTATTTAAAAATTTAATTATTAATCTATTTAATAATGAAAATATTATCAAAAGAAGGTTATTTATTGGATAAAAAAAAATATAAAAATGATATTAATAAAATTAAAGAAGAATTAACGGTAACACCATATATATCTTTTAATACTAATGTTAAACCTGAATCATTTTCAGTTTATCTTGAAAATGAAGAATATTTATGTTTACCTAAATATTATGGATTGGAGAAATATGGTAAGCCTGATATTAATAAAGAAATATTAGGAGAAACAATTAATATTAAATTTAATGGAAAACTGAGACCAAAACAAGAAGAAGTTATAAAAATTTTATTACCAAAATTAGAATTAGAAGATGGTGGGTTATTATGTGAAGGTTGTGGTGATGGAAAAACAATTAAAGCATTATATATAGCGTGTCATTTTCAAAAAAAAACATTAGTTATAGTTCACAAGACATTCTTATTAAATCAGTGGGTAGAAAGAATAAAAGAATTTACGAATGCAAATGTTGGCACTATTCAACAAAATAAAATAGATATTGATGGAAAAGATATTGTAATAGGTATGTTACAATCTATTGCGAAAGATAAATACAATTCTGAAATATTTAAAGATTTTGGATTAGTTATTTTTGATGAAGCACATCATGCACCATCAAATTATTTTTCTAAAGCATTACCAATTATTGCAGCTAAAAAAACATTAGCATTATCTGCAACACCAAAAAGAAATGATAAATTAGAAAAAGTATTATATTGGTATTTTGGTAATATTTTATATAAATCACCAACTAAAATAATAGAAAATGTTCTTGTTAAAGTAATAAAATATACTGTAATTGATCCTACGTTTAAAGAATATAAACAAAATTATGGTACTGATTTTAATAGACCAAAAACAATAAATAAAATAAGTGAAATAAATAAAAGAAATATTTTTATTGTTAAAAATATTATTGATATTATAAATGCTGATGAAGATCGTAAAGTAATAGTTTTATCTGATCGTATAGATCATTTAAATAAATTAAAAGAAATGATTGATAAAGAAATACTTGATAAAGAAATGAATATAAATACTAGTTTTTATATAGGAGGTTTAAAACAGAAAATTTTAACTGAATCTGAAAAAGCTACAATTATTTTTGGATCATATTCTATGGCTGCTGAAGGTTTAGATATACCAGATTTAAATACTTTAATTATGGTTACACCGCGTAAAGAAGTAGAACAAGCGGTTGGTCGTATATTAAGAAAAGATCATATTATACAACCATTAATTATTGATTTTGTTGATCAATTACCATCATTCATAAGACAAGGAATACATCGTAATAAATTTTATAAACTAAAAGGATTTAATATAAAATATATAGATGTTAATGATAATAAAATAATAAATGAATATGTTGATTCGAAGTTAATTTCAACTAATAGTGATGAATTTATTGATTAATTTTTTTTATATATCCACGGTTTAAAACATATAGGACATTTATTTGTTGTTTTGATCCACGATTCAATACATTCATAATGAAATGCATGATTACATTCACCAACAACAACATACGAATCGGTACCTTTTTCTTGAGCATAAATTGAATTATTATTTAAATCGGTTCTACATATAGTACAGTCTGTATTTGTTTTTAAATTATAACACCATGTGCTTAATAATTTAGTATCTAATATTTCAAATTTAGAATTGTTCATTTATATTAGTGTGATATAGTTATATAAAATTATATCAATTTTTTTATTCATAAAATTCTGGTTCATCAGTATCAGATAAATCAAAATCGGAATCATCTGAGTCAGATAAAAAATCACTATCACTGTCATCATCCCATTTAGAATTTTTAGATTTTGTTGTTTTATGTGTATTTTTTTTATATGGTTTTATTTCTGGCTTATAATTATTTATTTTAGAATCATCTATTTTATTTACAATATAAGCATCACCACCTTTTAAATTATATTCAGTTTGGTTATTTTCAGTTTGAGTAGGACTTGATCCGAGTGACATTATAAAATCATCATTAGTTGAGTCACCACCAGATTGGTTAATTTTATTTTTTAAATTAATATATTTTGTTTTGTATTTTAAATATTTATCATAAAAAGATAAATTAGACATTTATTATATTAATTTATATTTTAATTTTTTTAAAATAAAAATATAGGGTATATTAATGGATACCAAGTGTGCACCAACTAAAAATTATGAAAATGGTAGTTGTTTTACTTTAGATTCTTTAAAATTAATAGCAAAACAATATAATGATACTAATGATAATAAAATAATAATATCAGATAATAAACAAGAATTAGTAGATCAATTAAAATCTGTCTTTTCAAATTTATGTAATTCACAATTATGTTGGCTTAAATTAGATTTAATTAAAAATTTAAATAACGAAGAAATTAACGATAATACATTCAGACCAAATGGACCAATAAAAAAATATGAATGGTTAAATACCAATCATATTAATGATGTAATTGAACAATATGAAGATGTATATAAAAATTTTACTTTTTTAGGAACTGTACCATCTGATTTTGAGGAACTACCAATATTAGGTTTATCTGATATTAATTTTGATAATTTAGTTAATCAAGGTAAAACTAAAATTGGGATGGTTATTAATATAGATACACACAAACAATCTGGTTCGCATTGGGTAGCTTTGTATGCTGATTTATTAGATTATAAATTATATTTTTTTGATTCAGTTGGTAGTAAACCAATTAAAAGAATTCGAAAGTTTAATAATAAATTATTCAAATATTTTTATAATAAAATAAATAGTGATAATTCGACTGAATTTATAAATATAATAAATAATTTAGATAAAAATACTATTAAAAAATATTATAAAGATATTAAAAAAAAATTAAAA